ATTAGATGTACCCGAGAACTTCTGTGCTATTTTCGTTTCTATTAATTGTCTTTCTTGTTGGTTAGGTGTTCCATTATTAAAATTAATTAACATCGATGGACTTAAACCATTCATTATGTTGTTCAAATGATAGTTAGATACCTCCTCTTCTAATTCTGCATACTGCAACCCACCTTGATAGTCTACGGGTGAGTAGTAATAAAACCCACTCTTGTATGGTTTAATGTAGTATATCTCTATGCTTTCATTAGACATACCATAAGCTGGTATTCTTAAAGGTTTATCACTCTTTTTTATGTTTTCCCAATCATTACAATAATAATAAGCTGGTACATCACCATCTTCATTACATTTTTCTGCTCTTAATGTTTCAATAGGCATATGCTCTAATTGTGCAATCTTGCTTCTATCCTTTGAGTAGATAACTTGTATAGCACATTGACCCATTAGTTTAAGGTCATAACACAATCTTCTTACTACATCTTTTTTAAACAAAGAAATCATCTGTGCATACTCATTAGGTTTTCTGTTGCTATCTGTAGCATTTAAACCTTTACCATAAATAGCTTGTGAGATACCATTTATTGCAGCATTGTTTGTTGGTGAACCATTGTATCTGTCTATCAAATACTGGAAATAGTTGTTATCTGCACCATACTCAATCCAATCTGCACCGTTTACTTCCTTAACCTCTGGTGATGTATATGTGCTTAAATTAACAAACCCAAATTCAGACACCTTGCTTTTTACAAATTGCCCCTTTTCGTTTCTTTTTCTCATATTACAATGTAATCATTATTGTTACCATCATACGTTGTATATTGGTCTTTATTTATTTTGTAAAATTCGTTATCAACTGTTATTGCATCTTTTTGTGCAGTACAAAATGCTCTATCTTTAAACATTACAACTCCTTCTTCATAATTTGAATATAAAGTTATATCATAAAAATGACCCTCAACTAAATTTACATATTCAGAATTATATATTGTGTAATTGTCATTTTCTATAAAAATATTCCCCTCACCATCAACTCTTGGTACTAAATTATATTTAACTGAAACATTAGTACTATCATCTCTTAAAACCATAACAGCATTAGTTATGTATTCTCTTGGTATGATTGTAAATCTATTTGTAGCTTGTGGTTTTAAAAGTATCATCAATTATATAACGTATAAAAATAACTAATTTGTAAAAACAAAAAAAAAGCACCCTATAAAGGATGCTCTTAATTTCTAAATAAATAACTATTTATGCAGTTGGGTCAATCTGTGTTGCAGATGGTGTTACTGCTGCATCAAGGAAATAAGGTGCAGTTTCTTCCATACCCTCAAAGGTAAGTGTAAACCCACTTAAATCACCCGCTGCTGCTCCAGTTACTACTGTTCCACCAGTTACTTCCATTCCGTTTTCAAACCCACATAAGAAGCTATTACCGTAGTAATCTTCTACAACCACATATGGTCTAGCAGTTGCCAAAGTTTGTAACTCTGCTTGTGTTTGTGCATCTAAAAATGTTAATGTAAGATTTAAAGTTTGTGTGTAAAATGTAGTACCATTTTCTCTGCTACTTGTTACTGTAGTTTCTAAACTAGAATTACCTTTAACATCAAACTCAAACCATTCTGGTGCTGGTGTTCCATTTGTAATTGTAGCCTCTTTTGTAGTAGCATCTACTGCAATACTATCAATAGTACCATATTCTGCAAAATAAACCGTTTTGATACCACCAAAGGCACTTTTGCAAGGTAGCTTTCTACCCGTTGTTAATGTACAAGCCATTGTTTTTTATGTTTTATAAAAAAAGGGTAAGCAGATATATTCCACCTACCCTAATTTGTTGATTAATTAATTAATTATGCTGCGTACTCTACAAGGTCAGAAGCAATACCGAATTGAACCGCTGACGTAAAACGCATTATCATTCTTACGTTGTTACTTCCATCTAAATCTGCCATATCTAATGTCTTAACTTCGTTTGTTGAGTTAAGTAACCCAGTTCCAAAGTATAAGTTAGAACGTTGTGCTGCATACATTTTGTCGTTAGACATTCCTGGACATACAAATATTTTCACACCATTGATAGAAAGACTTCCGTTGTTCCACCATTGTGTTCCCATATTAGCTACACCATTCGCTCCTAATCCATTTGCTCCAAAACCACCTAGTGCTTGAACATATAGTTTGGCTGCTTGTGTTGGTACATATACAAATAAATCTTCTTTTCCGTATAGTGCTGCTGGTATTGCATCTACTACTTTGCTCATCTCATCAATGATGTTTGCAGATGTTAGTGTAGTTCCAGTTACTTGTTGTGCTGCTGGAATATCTCCTGCTGTTGCTGCTGCTGCAATTAGTTTCTCAAACCCATCAAAAGAGTTGTTAGAACCAGCCGCAGTATCTCCTTGCCAAATACATAATTCTGTGTTTTGTGCAACTTGAGATGCTACTTGTGCGATTAAGAAATCAGAGAATTTTGGTGGTAGTGTTTGTCCTAAACCATAACCCATTGATTGTGCTTCCCAATCGTTTACAAAGTCATACTTACAAAGTTGTAGGTTTACTTGTAACTCAACTGGCTCAATAATTCTTTCTGTTAGTGCGATAGTTGATTGTGGGTCAAAATCACAAGATGCAGATTGTACAATTCCACTTGTAGCCACTTTCTTAATTACTTCTTTAAAAGCAATGTTTGCCTTTACTGTTAAACCGCCATCATCAATAGTTGATGCAGATAATAAAGCTGCTGCGATATACTCACCAGCAAATTCACCAGCATAGGTAGAATTTACAGTTACGGTTGTTGCTAAATTTACGTTTCTTTTATTCATTTTTATTTGTTTAATTTACTTAATACTCTATCTAGTGTTGTGTTAAATTGTCCTTTGGCAAATTGTACTTGTTTCTTTTGTGGTGTACTTGCTTCTGGATTGTGTTTAATTGGTTTTACTGCTGATAATTCTTCTTTTACTTCTTCTTTTATTTCTTGTGTTGCTTCTTCTGTAAATTCTTCCTTTACAGTACGAGATTTTAAACCACCATTTTCAACTCCCATTTCAACATCTTCTTTTTTAAGACTTGCAATGGCATCTTCTAGGTTCTGTATTCTCTTTTCCATTCCCTCCCAGTCGGCAACATCTGCCATCTTTTCTTCTTCTTTTTTTTCTTCTTCAAGATCTTCAGTTTCTTCAACTTCTTCTTCTTTGGCTGGCACTTCATCAGATACTTCACGAACATCTGCAATCATACCTTCTGCTTCTACAACTAAAAGTTTACCATCCTCCAGGATATATTCTCCTACTGGCATTGCTACTTTTTCATCGTCAGTTACAATGAAAATTTCATTATCTTTTTCAAAGGCTTCAGCACTTACTATTGTGCCGTTTTCTAACTTCATTTCCATAAGTTTAACTTCTATATTCAGAAGTGTTTTTATTTCGTTTAACATTTGGTTTGCTTTCATACTCTTGTATAACTATTTAATGATTAAAATTTGCGTTTTTACTCTGTTCTTGTTATTACACCTATCCCTTGTGCTTGCATAGAACCATCACAGCACTCGCTAGAATACTTATTGGTATCCCAGCATAAACAACCCCTACCGCCACCACTAGGTGATGTTCTACTAGGTATAAATATTTTGTTGTTTTTAGTTCTAGGCATTAAGTATATCTTTTATTTTGTTGAGTAAAATATCATCTTCACTCATTTCTAGTGTTTTGTCTTTAGGTGTTTCCATTTTGTCAGCAAAGTAACCCTCAATAGAAAACCCCTTAACTTTATTTGATTTAACATACTCATTCCAAACATCTTCATTGTTTACTTTTACTGATCCCATCCACGTTCCAACAGGAACATCTAAACCGTACAATGCAGTCTTATCTTTTACTTTATCTTCTACTATCCAACTTTCAACTAATGTTAGGCCACTTAAAACTTCATCGTGTTCTAGTGTTGAATTGCTTTGGTTTCCTTTCTGTAAGAACATTTGAGATGCCTTTACAATCGTATCTTTTGAAAAGTATATATAATACTCACCCTCACCACCATTGCGGTAAATAGGCTTGTTTGGTATCAACAAAGCACCCATCAAGATCTTCTTTTCTTT